TGGTGGTTTCGGTGGTGGTCGTGCCCAACTGGGTATTGTCACTGATAGAAAGGTTAAACGAATTGGTTGTATGAATCTGAAAACCATGGTTGAGGAACAAAAGTTATTAATTCCAGATGCCGATACTATTTCAGAGATTACAACTTTTATTGAATCAAAGGGTTCATATGCAGCAGATGATGGATACTGTGACGATCTGGTAATGACTTTGGTTTTATTTGGCTGGTTAACTACTCAGCCATACTTTAAAGATTTAAATGATATCAATCTGAGAGATCTGATTTACAGGTCTCGAATAAAAGCGATTGAAAATGAATTAACTCCATTTGGGTTTATAGCAGACGGACAAGGTTCAGAAGAAAGACCTCTTCTAAACTTCTAAAATACTAAATAATCTAGTGAATGCTTAAACTTTCAATGGCACAAACAAATAACATGTACATGTAACAAGGAGAATTACAATGCCTTTTCAACTTAGTCCAGGTGTTGCAGTCGTAGAAAAAGACTTTTCGTCAATCGTTCCAGCAGTTAGTTCTTCTGTTGGTGCCTTTGCAGGTTCTTTTGCTTGGGGTCCAGTTCTGCAACCAATTACAATCTCTTCTGAGAATCAATTGGTTCAGCAATTTGGTAAACCAAACGATTACAACTTCCAATCTTTCTTTTCCGCTGCAAACTTTTTATCATACACAAACAACTTGTTGACAGTTCGTGCTGATGGAACGAATCTTAAAAATGCGGTGCATATTAAATCTGGTAGTATTAATACGCTATCGATTAATGCTGCTGGTTCAGGTTATACCTCAACAGCTGCTGCACCGACAGTAACTATTTCTGCTCCAGATGAAACTGGTGGCGTTCAAGCAACAGCCACTGTAACAATTTCTGGTGGTGCAATTACTGCTATCGCAGTTGCCGCTGGTGGTTCAGGTTACTCTGTTGCTCCAACAATTAGTATTGCTGCTCCTGCTTCAGGAACTCAAGCAACTGCTACAGCAACAGTTTCTAGCGGTGCTATCACTGCCTTTACTATTGTCTCTGGTGGTACTGGTTATAAAACTTCTCCAGTAGTTACTATTACTCCAGTTTCTGGTGGTACTGGTGGCTTGGCAGGTGCTGTTACTATTGGTACTTCAACTGTTACTAGCATTACTTTAACTACTGCTGGTTCTGGTTATGCCATTGCTCCAACAATAACTATTGCTGCTCCACCTTCAGGAGTTAATGCAACAGTTACTACACCAACACTTACTACTGGTGGTGTAAAAATTAAAAACTCTGAAGACTATGTTAACAATTTTGTTACAGGTCAAGGATTATTCGGTGAGTTCGGTGCCAGATATCCAGGAGCATTGGGTAATGGTTTGATCGTTTCCTACGCTGATAATTCTACTTTTGCAACATGGGGTTATAAGTCTCAGTTTGATTCTGCTCCAGGAACTTCTACTTACGCAGCAAATGTTGGTTCTTCTAAAGACGAACTACACGTTATTGTTGTTGACGGTACTGGTGTTTGGACTGGAACTCCAGGAACTGTTCTTGAGAAATTTCCATTCTGTTCTAAAGCAGGTGATGCTAAGAAACCAGATGGTACTAACAACTACTACAGAGATTTAATCAATACTAACTCTGAGTATATCTGGTGGTTAGATTTACCTCAAGTTGTTTCTCCAACTACTAATTGGGGCACTTTTTCAACTGGTCAAGTAACTTTCACTGATGCTCAAGCTGATGCAAAAACTGGATTTACACTTTCTGGTGGTGTTGATGATTTCACTTTCAGCGATGCTAAACAACTAGAAGCATACACATTGTTCTCTAACGCAGAATTGTTTGATGTAAGTTTGATTGTAGCAGGTAAAGCGTCATCATCAAATGCTGCAGCGATTGCTGACATTGCTAAGACTCGTGCTGACTGTGTTGCCTTTGTTTCTCCACAATCAGTTGTTGATGGTTCGCCAATCGTTGGTAATACTTCAACTCAAACTGATGCTGTTATTGCTTACCGCAATGCTATGAATACTATTCACAGCTACGCTGTAATGGACTCTGGCTTTAAATATCAGTACGATCGTTATAACGACAAGTATCGTTATGTTCCATTGAACGCTGACATTGCTGGTTTGTGTGCTCGTACTGACTACTCAAATGATCCATGGTTCTCTCCAGGTGGTTACAATCGTGGACAAATTAAGAATGTTGTTCGCTTGGCTTACAATCCTGATCTAACAAATCGTGATACACTTTACAAGGCTGGCGTTAATCCAGTTGTTTCTTTCCCAGGACAAGGTATTATCCTCTACGGAGATAAGACTCTACAAACTAAACCAAGCGCATTTGATCGTATCAATGTTCGTCGTTTGTTTATCGTTCTTGAGAAAGCAATCGCAACTGCTGCTAAGTTCCAGTTGTTCGAATTTAACGATTCGTTCACTCGTGCTCAGTTTGTAAACTTAGTTGAACCATTCCTACGTGATGTTCAAGGTCGTCGTGGTATTACTGACTTCCGTGTGAAGTGTGACGATACTAACAACACTGGACAAGTTATCGATAGCAACCAATTCGTGGCTGACATCTTTATTAAACCAGCTCGCTCTATCAACTTTATTACTCTGAACTTTGTTGCTGCTCGCTCTTCTGCGAACTTCACAGAGATCGGTGGATAATACCTAAATAGAGAATATAAGGAGATAACAAATGGCAAATATTGCTGACTTTAAAGCGCAACTGATTGGGGGCGGTGCTCGTCCTAATCAGTTCCGTGTGGATTTAACTTTTCCATCTTATGTATCACTGGCTGCTATCGCTGGTTTACAGGGTCAATTCCTATGTAAAGCAACGACACTACCAACATCGACAATTGAAAACATTGCTTTGCAGTATCGTGGTCGTCAAGTAAACTTGGCTGGCGAGCGTACTTTTGAACAGTGGTCTGTTACTATTTACAATGACACTTCTTTCAATATCAGAAATGCTTTTGAAATTTGGTCAAATGGTATTCAAAACAATGCGACTACACAAGGTCGTACTAGCCCAAGAGACTACCAAGTAGATTTATCTTGTAATCAATTAGATCGTAATGGTGCTCAAGTTAAAACTTACAAGTTTATTGATGCATATCCAATCTCTATCGGAGCAATTGGACTAGATTACGAAACAACAAACCAAATTGAAACTTTTGATGTGACTTTCCAATACAACTACTGGACTTCTGATACTTCAACTGCTGGCTCTGGATTCGGAGTTAATGTTGCTGTAAATACTCCATTCGGTACGTTCCCAATCTAATCCGTTTCGGGTTAGATTTTTTATTATTGAGGATATATAATGGCTGAATTATTCGGTTTCGAGATTAAGCGTAAAAAGGAGAAGGACTTACCATCAGTGGTAATGCCTTCTGCCGATGATGGATCGACTGTAACATCTTCTGTTAATGCTGGGGCATATTATTCCCTAGTTGTTGACATGGAAGGTAATGTAAAAAACGAAAATGACCTTATCCGTCGTTATCGTGAAGTTGCTCAATATCCAGATTGCGATACAGCAATTGATGATATCGTTAATGAAGCGATTGTTGTTGAAGAAGATGTAGAAGCTGTTAAAATTGTAGCCGATGATATTAAAGTATCTGATGGTATTAAAAAGAAAATTCGTGAAGAGTTTGAAAACATTTTAACACTGTTGAGATTTAGCGATAAGGGTCATGATCTTTTTCGCCAATGGTACATTGATGGTAGATTGAACTACCACATTCTTATTGATGAGAAGAAACCTCGTGATGGTATCGTTGAGTTAAGACCAATTGATCCACGCAAGATTCGTCGCATTAAGAATGTTAAAAAAGATAAAGATAAAAAAGGTGTTGAAGTTGTAGTTGGTGTTGAAGAATACTATATCTACAATGACAAAGGAATTACAGAACAAACAACTCAGGGTGTTAGATTAAGTCTTGACTCTGTGTTATACTGTGGTTCGGGTATGGTTGATTTAAACACTGGTATGATGTTGTCTTATTTACATAAGGCAATTAAACCTGTTAATCAACTTAAGATGATCGAAGATGCTGTTGTTATCTATCGTATCTCTCGTGCACCTGAACGCAGAATATTTTATGTTGATGTGGGTAATCTGCCAAAAATTAAAGCAGAGCAATATGTAAATGATTTAATGAATCGTTATCGTAATAAAGTTGTTTACGATGCTAACACTGGTGAAGTGCGCGACGATCGTAAGTTTTTGTCAATGCTTGAAGATTTTTGGATGCCACGTCGTGAAGGTGGTAAGGGAACTGAAATTACCACACTTCCAGGTGGTCAAAACCTTGGTGAAATCCAAGACATTCAATAT